GTGCAATAAGAGAATTTTAGCGGGCCATATCCTAAAGGCCTTGGCAACCGTAGCGCCAGTGTGCGTTTTGTCGACGTGCCACGTGCGTCATGTACTTGTTATAGCGCCCCCTAGGCGCCTAAGCCGGCTTCGACAAAGCCGGGTGTATTTGTATAGCGCTCACCAAGCGCGCAATGCCACCTCACTCCGTGTCCGCCGGGAGGACTAGTATGTCCTCTGCGGCGAGCTCAGAGCTCAGCTGCTTGCCAAACCACTCTCCGATCATGCTCTCGTACGTGCCTGTCTTGTAGCGCATGTACGGGCGCGCACCGAACTTTTCGGCTGCGGCCAGCATTTTCGGGGCACGCTCCTCGTAGACAGCACGCCCATGCTGGAGCAACTCACGCAAAGCCCCGTCAAACAGCTGGGCTGCGTGCACCTCCTTGGACCACACCAACTTCTTTGGCCACACGTGGAAACTCTTGTAGATTGAATTGAGATCCAGAGGCGCCATGTAGTGCTTGGTGTCCTCATCGTAGCGGAAGTGTCTCTTGAGGAAGGAAATCTCCTCCCACGGTGTCGTAGGGATCGTAAATGGTTCCTTCTGCGCGTCTGTCAGGCACATGCCCTCCTTGGCAAAGTACTCACAGAGAGAAATCTGATTGTAGAAAGGAAGCACCTCTGCCTTCGCAATCTGCATGAAATCATCCCCGTAGTACATGCCACGCACGTAGTCTGCAAAGCGCCCGTTCAAGTTCGGCAAAAGGGGCTGTAACCCCTCTCTGCCGTTCCGCAGCACTTTCAGATCTCCCGTGGTGCGAGGCTGATCCAGGTGGCTCCATAGGCGCTTCGTGAGCACGGACCCTTGCCCCTTGGCAAGCCCGTAAAATGCTCCCTTTAGCCTAATCTCGCCAATAGGGTTGTTCAAGTAGACTGTCAAAGCTCCACCTGACGCTGTTGTACCCTCTGTGATACCAATGTCGCCGCGTAGCAGTGTGTAGTGCCTGCACGTCTCTTCCGCAATGCACCACATGACGTTGATGTCGTAGGGCGAGAAGCTTCCAAACTCCTCACAAATGGTGATCCACATATCAAACACGCCCATCATTTCAACGTAGATCTGGGATGTGTCAAAGTGCGGCCAATCACCAACGATGCCCTCCCTGTCATTGTACTCTGCGGCGTAGTGCCTCATGCGGTCCCACTGCGAGCTCGTGGCATCGATGCCAACTGCGCTGCCCGTCTGCTCCCGCGCTAGGAGGTACAGGCGAATAATGGGCATGAAGTACATGCGCGTGATGATGGTGAACACCAAGGGGCTGCCTTCAAAGACTCGGGTTTTCTTTTTCCCGATCTTGAC